GGCCCACAAGGTGCTGAAGCAAGTGAAGGACAACTTCATTTATCTCTAATGGCAGATGTAAATTCTGTCAATTTAGAGGACGGTGCAATGTTAATGTATTCAGAAAGTCAGGGGAAATGGGTCAGTAAAACTGATCTAGAATCTGATACTGGAAACCCATTGATATTATCTGGTGGTAATTTCTAACTAAAGGAACAACATGGCTAACATAATAAAGATAAAAAGAAGTTCGTTAACTTCTGCACCTGGCTCACTTGCAAATGGTGAACTAGCATACGTTTATGGAACTGGTACTACTGCAAATGGTGGTGACAGAATCTATATCGGTACTGGAACTGAAGTAGCAGGTTCTGCTGCAAATGTAGAAGTTATCGGTGGTAAATATTTTACCGATATGCTTTCTGGTACACATGGAGTTGCATCCGTTTCATCTGCAATCATTACTGATGCAGATGGTAAAATATCACAAGTAAAATCTGGTGATATCAAAGTTACTGGTTCATCTAATACTATTGAATCTACATCAGGTAACTTAAACTTAACTGCAGCTGGATTAATCTCAATCTCTGGTGCATACACTTTACCGTCAGTTGATGGTAATGCATTAACATCTGATGGTACAAATACTACAGTACAACAGGCTTTAATTACTGATGGTTCTGGTACTGTATCTTGGCAATCACTTTCACAAGTTCTTTCAATTGCAGCTGATACTGGTACTGATAATGTCAGTCTATTAAATAATGTATTGACTGTTACTGGTGGTATTGGTATTGATACTACGGTAACTGATAACAAGGTTACTATCGATCTTAACCAAGAACAAGTTGAAGATTTCATTGATGGTCTTATTGGAACTGCTGATGGTATCGTTAAAACATACACGGATGCATCTAATACATTAGTATTAAGTCTTCAAAATTCTTCAATTGCAAATGTAAAACTACAAAATCCTACTTTCACTATTGGTTCTGATGTTCACACTTTAGGTGGAACTATTACTGATATATCTGGGTTGACTAGTTTAGATGTTGATAATATCACTATTGATGGGAATCAGATATCTTCTACAGATACTAACGGTTCTATTGAAATTGCACCTAATG